TATAAAAGTAAATCTGACACCCTCTTTCCCCCCATCTTCAATTGTCTGCTGGATTTGATATCCTCATTATACATGCTAGGCTCCGGAACGTCAAGCACCATTTCCAATTGTCATCTCAATCATGCAATTAATGAACATCGTTCATCAATGCACCCCGGAACCTCTGGTTCCGGAACCTCCGGTTCCGATGTCATGTGAGTTTGACAATGAGAAAGGCGGCTGTTATACTATAAGTGTCAGTTAAACAAGTCAAAGGAGCGAATCATGACATTCAAAGAATTCTACAACACCTTCGCCGGAACCGCCAATCAAACGTTCGACGTGGCGTGCCTGAGAGAACGCGCAGAATACACTATCACTTCCTCGATGTCTCATGGTTTCGATGATATTGCGGAGAAGGAAGTAGGCCTCTGGTATGTCGTCTCCGGAACCTTGAACATCCGCGTCTACGTGAAGTAAGGAGCCTGCCATGTTCTACGTAATCAAATATTACCAGCGCAACAAAGATACCAAAGTTTACGAGTTGAAGCATATGCACTGTGACACGATCAAAGCAGCATGCGAATATCTTCAATTCATGGAAAAACATCCGTCTTACGTTTTCGTCTCCATGAAGAAAGTAGGGTGACTATGAACCCGGAAACTCTATTCGCTATTCTAGCATACGCAATCGGAATGGCTTACGTGATCAAAAGGCATAAATAAAAATTTGATTTGTGAATATTCTATGAAAAGACCGAATTTCGGTCTTTTCGCTTTTCACGGGCGTATAATGGATATCGTCAAAGCAAGCCGACCGATCAAAGGAGATTACATTATGGCTGCTATCACCCGCACTTTCAAGAGTTTCGAGCTGACCGCGTACGAACTGGATGATTCAATCCCGCCCAGCGTGCGCGCTGTCGCCCAGTACGTCGTGCTGGACACCAACATGAACGGGCGCAAAGCGCGTATCGCCTTCCGCGATGCCGGCGTGGCGCTGCCCAAGGGCTGCACGATCAAGTGGGTGGAAGGCGAGGAGAAGACCTATTCCATGCCTGTGGAAACGTTCCTCGAAAACGCTACCGTCATCGACGCTTAAACTAATAGACTAGAAGGAGAAAACCATGACCGAGAACAAAGACATCGCCATCGCCGAGGAAATGCCCGTCAACGACCTCGCGCCCGCTCGCACGTATGCCATCGCCGAGCTTGCCAAGCCCGAGGACAACACGTTCTGCTCGGTGAACCCGGAACTTGGCGCGGACGCGAAGAAGCTCATCTACAACGCGTCCAACAACCCGACGCACAAGATCGACGACTTCATCAACAAGCAGATCGCGCTGAAAGACCTGTTCGTTGAGATCATCGAAATCGCAGACGAGGACGGCACCGTGGAGCAAGCCCCGCGCATCGTTCTCATCGACGACAAGGGCGAGAGCTACCAGTGCGTGTCTAACGGCGTGTGGGGCTCGCTCAAGAAGATGTTCGCCGTCTACGGAGCGCCAACCTACGAGGAGCCTATCAACGTGGTCGTCAAGCAGGTGAAGGTTAAGCGCGGCACGATGCTCACCCTCGAAGTCGCTTAAAGTTTCGCAATCACAGGCCGCACCCAGCGTGCGGCCTTTTTTCAGGAGGAAGCCATGTTGTCGCTTGCAGACAAGGATTTGATGGAGCAGTTCGTAGCGGACTCGTCGAACAGGGTGTTGAAGAAAGAGCTATGGGCGCATGCCGTCGTCCCGCAAGGCGTGGCCGTTTTCAAGCGCCATCATAACGGGCGCATCGAATACATGTTCACCAAGGACGACAAGTTCGATATGAAGCGGGACGACATAAACGACCTGCGCGAGCTTGTGCGCCGCTACGTCATAGACGATTATATCGGACTCGTCTTCGTTATGCATTCGCAAGCGTTGAAAACGGTTTCCAAGCATATCAAATACCGTTATTGAAAGGAGGTGCGCCATGCCTTCGAAAAACGGCGTTTTCTACGAGCTGAAGGAATCGCCTTACTCTTTCATGTACGGCGATTGTACGTTCTTCTTCTCGTCTAGGAAGCATCTTTCCAGTTTCATGGACAAGATCTGCGTTCGAACGCAATGGTTGGACGACAGCATGGAAAAGCGTTTCCACTTCTACGTCAACATGCAGCTGGTCGCCGCGTTTCAACTGTACTTCACGGTGGAGACCAGGGGGTGCTACGTCAGATTGGAAAACGGTGAGGAGCTGACATGCAGAGAGAACCTAAGATTAAATGGACTGAAAGCCAGCGTTCGCGCCTCAACTCCGCAGTCCGAAAGTACAACAACGCCATTCGACGGGCTATGCGGGCGAATCCCGCCAACGCCCGGTTCATGCCCGAGCCGGTAAGCTACAAGGAAGTCAAAGCCGAGATCAAGAGCGCGCGCGTGCTTAACAACACGGTCGCGCGCTTGCTGCGCGCTACGCGCAAAGGAGCCTTGGACTTGACGACCGTCGGCGAGGGAGGCATTGCCACGCGCTACGAAGTGCGGGAGTTCCAGATCGCGAAAGCCGTCAACGAGCGGCGCAAGTCGCTGCGGCGCAAGAAGCTGGGGATCGACTACGGCCAGACCCTGGGACGCATGGGAACGCTGCAGCAGAACAACCTCCTTCCCGACAAGCGCACCGCGCGAGACTTCTCTCCCATCGCCCTCAAGCGCTTCATCAAACGTTACGAGGAGCTGAGCGCCACGAGTTCCTACGAAAGGCTGAACCGGTACTACGAGAACTATATCAAAGGCCTCGACACGGTGTTCGGCGGCTACTCCGAGTTCGATGCGGCTATAGCGCAGATCGCGAGGAAGATCGAATCCATGATGAAGTCCAACGCGGGCAAGCTGATGGAGTTCTTCGAGTCCGGAGACGAGCTTCTGAACATCGAGTACATCTATGCGCCGGAAGACCGCGCCGACAAGATGGGCTACATCCTCGACAGATGGGCTGAGCTATGATATGCAGTACTTCACGGCCGATTTCGAAACGACGGCAGACGACCTGACCCGGACGCGAGTTTGGGCGTGGGCTGCTTGCACCTTGAAAACCTACGATATAACGACAGGAACTTCCATCGAAGGGTTCGTGGAATGGTGCGAGCGAGCCCCGGACGCTCGCGTGTACTTCCACAACCTGAAATTCGACGGGAAGTTCATCATATCGCATCTGCTTGCAGTGGGATGGGAATGGATTCCCTCCCACGGCGAGCAAGCGTCCTTCCGGTTCACGACGCTGATCAGCGACATGAACCAGTTCTACACGATCAAGCTCTATTTCGGGCGCGGGCACTATATCGAGTTCTGCGATTCGTTGAAGATCATCAGCTTGCCGGTCGCGAAGATTCCGCGCGCGTTCGGCTTCGAGGAAGAGGACGCGAAGCTCGAGATAGACTATGCGGAGCATCGCGATATCGATCATGTTCTGACGCAAGAGGAGATCGATTACATTTCGGCCGACGTGAGGATCGTCGCGCGAGCCTTGGGCGAGCTGATCGACCAGGGCGCGACCAGGATCACGGCCGGGTCGAACGCCATCGCCGAGTACAAGAAGACGATAGGAGGCGAGAAGGGGTTCAGGCGCACGTTTCCCGTGTGCGACTACGACGCTGAGATCCGGCCTTGCTACAAGGGCGGTTTCACCTACGTCAACCCTGAATTCAAAGGGCGCGACATCGGGGAGGGCATCGTGTTGGACGTTAACAGCCTGTACCCTTCCGTGATGGCGGGGATCAATGGCGAGGTTCTGCCGTACGGCGACCCGGTGCTGTTCGAAGGGGAGTACGTGCCCGATCCTAGATACCCGCTCTACATACAGACCGTGACCGTCGACTTCAAGCTCAAACCCGGCTTCATCCCTTGCTTGCAGCTCAAAGGCAACTTGAGCTTCATGCCGACCGAATACGTGATCGATTCCAAAGGCGAGCAGACGCTGGTGTTGACAAGCGTCGACTTGGCGCTTCTGCGCGACCACTACGACATCTATTCCATCCGATACGGCAAAGGCTGGAAGTTCAAGGCATCGAACAAGCTCTTCTACGATTTCATCATGGCGGCCAACGAGGAGAAGGTGCATGCGGCCGAGGAGGGAAACGCGGGCAAGCGCTACATGGCGAAGCTCAAGATGAACTCCTCGTACGGCAAGATGGCGACGCACCCGGTCAAACGGAGCCGTCGGCCGCTCATGTGCGAGGACGGCATAGTGCGCTACCCTCTGCTCGACCCGGAAGCCACCGACGGCATGTACCTGCCGGCCGGGGCTTTCATCACGGCCTGGGCGAGGGACAAGACGATACGGAGCGCGCAGAAGGTGAAAGAAAGGTTCCTTTACGCCGACACCGATTCTCTTCATCTGGCCGGAACCGAGATCCCGGAAGAGCTTGACGTGGACGATTACAGATTGGGCGCGTGGAAGCTCGAAAGCACGTTTCAGCGCGCCAGGTTCCTGCGCCCGAAGACCTATATCGAGGACGAGGGCGGCAAGCTCACCGTGCATTGCGCGGGGTTGCCCGAATCGTGCCATCCTCACGTCACATGGGATAATTTCCATGTCGGCGCGAAATTTCCGGGAAAACTCTATTCCAAGACCGTAAAAGGCGGTATTATACTATACGAAGGTGATTTTGTCATCAGAAAGGAGACAGGCTTATGAGCAGGTACCAACCGAGCTTGCGCGAGCTGGCCATGGAGCCGGACGAGGACAAGCGTCTCGAGATGGCCGCCGCCATCGACGAGGACGCGGCCGAGCTGGACGACCGCTGGGACGAGCGCGAGGGCTGGCGCAACGAGCGGGAGGAGTGGGACGCGGAGCGCGACCGCCTGAACGCGGAGCGAGACGAGGCGATCGCCGAGCGCGACCGCTACCGCGAGGAGCGCGACGAGTCGCGCCGCAAGTACGCCGACCGGTTCTTCGCCGTCGAAGGCCAGACGCTGCTCCATGCGAACGAGGTAGGCGGGGAAGCTCGGCGCGAGCCGATCCGCTCAGCCGACGAGATCTGGGATTAAGGAGATATTATGGCAGTGAAGCAACCTAATATGAAAGCCGCCGATTCGCCGATCGTCATGAAGGCCGGCGATACGGCAGCGCGCGAGACGGCTGCGCAGAAGGCGGTCGAAGCGACCATCAACGAGACTCCGGAGGTAGCGTCCGCGCTCGCGGCTCGCGGGATCCCGGCGACTTACGACTCGAACAATCGCGCCTACGTGGAGCTTGCGGGAACCACCGACGAGATCCACGCCATCGGCGAGTACCTGACGAGCTACCAGCCCGCGCGAAACGCGTTTCTGAACGCGCTCGTGAACCGCATCGGCCTCACCATCGTGACCTCCAAGCTGTACCGCAACCCCTGGGCGGCGTTCAAGCGCGGGTACCTCGAGTTCGGAGACACGATCGAGGAAATCTTCGTCAACCTCGCCGACGTTCACGGCTTCTACCCCGAGGGTGCGGAGGACACGTTCGCCAAGCGCGAGCTTCCCGACGTGCGCACCGCGTTCCACCGTATGAACTTCCAGAAGTTCTACAAGACGACCGTCTCCTCCCAGCAGCTGCGCCAGGCGTTCCTGTCCTGGACGGGCGTTGGCGACCTGATCGCGCGCATCATCGAGTCTCTCTACACCAGCGCCAACACGGACGAGTACTACGTCATGCGCTACTTCCTGGCCAAGTGCCTCCTCAACGGCTACATCGGCTCGGTGGAGATTCCCGCGGTCGGCAAGGACAACGCCGTCGACATCGCCACGCAGTTCCAGTACATGTCCGACCTGTTCCAGTACCAGTCCACGAAGTACAACATGGCGGGCGTGACCACCCACACCGACTTCGAAGACCAGTACTTCATCGTGACGGCCAAGTTCAAGGCCACCATGAACATGAACGTGCTGGCCACCGCGTTCAACTTGGAGTACCGCGAGTTCCAGGCGCGCATGATCACGGTCGACACGTTCACCGACTTCGACTGGGTTCGCATGGACGCGCTGTTCACCGACCCGGCCACCGGCCAGCTCGACCCCGACTACCACCGCTTCACGCAAGAGGAGATCGCGCTGCTCGAGACCGTGCCGGCGGTGCTGGTGTCGCGCGATTGGTGGATGGTGCTGGACAACTACGTGGAGTCCGCGCAGTGGTTCAACGGCGAAGGGCTGTACTGGAACCATTGGCACCATGTGTGGAAGACCATCAGCTGCTCGCCGTTCGGACAGGCGGCCGCCTTCACCCCGACCGCCCCGACCATCACGAGCGTGACGGTCACGCCGGCGACCGCCACCCTTTCCAAGGGCGCGGATCTGCAGCTGAGCGCGGCCGTGGTCGGCACCGGCATCGTGAACCGGGGCGTGCAGTGGACGGTGACCGGAGGCGCTGTATCCGGAACGACCGTCACCAACGGCGGGTACCTGCACGTGGCGGCCAACGAGACGGCGACGACGCTCACCGTCACGGCAACCTCCATCCAGGACGGCACGAAGACGGGCGAATCCACCATCACCGTCACCGCATAGCCTATGTTCCATCGAGGGCGGGATTCTTTTCCCGCCCTCCTTTCCGAAGGAGGTGAAAATGTACCAGCCCAGCACGGAGATTCGGATAGGGACGGTTCCGTGGAACCCGAGCTACAAGCACGTTCGATGGTATCCGAACCTGAACGCCCAGATGTCGGGCGTAGCTTCGTTCATGGACGCTCGGCGAACGATTTCAACCTACACGTACCAGCGCCTTGAATCGGCCATCGACGTGGACGGAAACCCCGAGCAATACTACAATTACAACTACGCGATGTTCCAGAACGAGAACTTCGGGACTAAGTGGTTCTACGCGTTCATCACCCGCGCAGAGTACAAGACGGCCAACACGACGCGCTTGCACTTGGAACTCGATTACGTGCAGACCTACATGTTCGACTACGATATCAAACCGTGCTTCGTGGAGCGCGAGCATGTGAACGACGATGCGATAGGCGCTCACGTCAAGGACGAGGGGATCGATCCGGGCGAACTCAAATGCACGTACTCGGCGATCGACAACGAGGACATGGATTGCTACATGGTCGTTGCCAGCGCCGTGGAGCCTTTGAAGGACGGAACGTACGTCAACAACGGCGGGGACAAGTACATGGGCGTTACCAGCGGCACGAGCTTGTCGGTGTTTCTGACGGTGGACGACTTCAAGGGATTCATGAAAGCGCTGTCCGACAACGGCCAGCAGGACGCGGTGAGCCAGGTCTACATGGTTCCTCGAGCGGCGATCCCGACTATCGTCAAGAAGTCCGACGGCTGGGGATACTGGGTGGACTCCAACGCGGCAACGCCCCAGGTAACGAAGGACTACGCGCTCGGCTTCACGAATCTCGACGGCTACGTTCCGAAGAACAACAAGATGTTCTGCTACCCGTTCCAGTACGCGGAAGTCACGAACTTCACAGGTGCGGCGCAGCAGTTCCGCCTCGAATTCTGCGGAACGCCCGGAACGCTGAGCTTGCAGAAGACGGGCGGGTGCGACGCTAACTCGCGTCTGGCCTACATACCGCTGAACTACAACGGCGTGAACCGGTTCGTCGAAGGCGCGGTGTACTTGGAGAAGTACCCCACATGCAACTGGGTGTACCAGGCGTTCGCGAACATGCTCGGCGCGTCCCAGGTGGACACGTCGTTCGGCTTGTCGTTCAACTCGATGAGCCAGCTGCCCTACGTGAACTCCTTCATCGACTCCACGCAGAACATCATCGGCGGAGCCATGCAGGGCTTGGCATCCGGCAACGTCGCCGGGGCTGCCGCGAGCATGATCAACTCGACGATCAACGGAGCGCAAGACCTGACGAACACCTTCGCGAACTTCTCGAAGGCATCGAAGACTCCCAACACGCAGCGCGGAGGCACTAACTCGACTACCGCGCTCGTGAACTTCGGAACCTATACGATAGGCGTTCGCAAGTACACGTGCCGAGCCGAGATAGCGCGCCAGATCGACGACTTTTTGAGCGTGTACGGCTACAACGTTTCCGTCGTGAAAACGCCGAACATCACGGGGCGCGCTTCATGGAACTACGTGAAGACCGTAGCCGCGAACATGAGCGGATCGGTTCCGGCCGGCTACCTTGCGATGTTCAACAGGCTGCTCGATTCCGGAGTCACGTTCTGGCACACGGACGACGTGGGCAACTACAGTTTGAGCAATGCTATAATATAAGAAAGGAGGCATGCATGAACCCTATCCAATCCACTACCACCCCGTACGGGCTTCCCTGGGGCAACATGCCCAAGAACGCGCATAAATCCGCTCGCGAGCTGGACAACGCGGCTATGAACTCGCAAACGATGTTCCTCTGGCAGATGCGACTGTACGAGCTGGCGATGAGCGTTTTCGAGTGGGAGAACCTGCCGGAGGGCATCAACGAGCGTCAGATCGAGTGGTGGCTCCTTCGCGACGGATTCTGCGTGTTCCTGCATGACGAGGATATCGCGCTCGACCCGATCCAGCGCAGCCCGGAGGGCTACGCGATCATGCAGTGCATGTTGGAGGGAAACTTCGACATCTACTCGCAGCCGGTGAACCGCATAGCCTACTCGGTGATGGGGGTCAACATCCCGCTCACCATCGAGAACTCCGTCATAATCTGGAATTCGAACCTGCGCGTGCCTACCTGGTTCGCGCTCAACATGTACGCCAAGAAGCTGTGGGCGATAGACCGGGCGATCGACGTTAACGTGTACCAGCAGAAGACCCCGCGCGTGGTGAAATGCTCGCAGAAGCAGCGCATGAGCTTCGAGAACATGATGGCGCAGGTGGACGAGTACAAACCCCTTATCATGACGGACAAGGACTTCGACCTCGAATCCATCGACATCCTCGACAACTCGTCGCCGTACGTCGCCGAGCAGCTCTACGAACTCAAGGACAAGTACTGGAAGGAGGCGCTCGGATTCTTAGGGATAGCCAGCTCCGAGTCCAAATCGGAGCGCGTGATCGTGGACGAGATGCTCGCCAGCCTCGGCGGCACGGAAGCGCAGCGGCTCTGCCGCCTCGAGTCCCGCCAGTTCGCGTGCAAGCAGATCAACGATATTTTCGGTCTCGACGTGGACGTGCATTTCCGTGTGTCCGAGAAGCGCCAAGAGGAGCAGTGGGCTATCGCCGACGGCGAGTTCGACGAATCGAAGTACGCAGATGAGAACGGGATCGAGGTGAACGGCCGATGAGCAAGTACAGCTTGCAGCTTCGCTGGCTCGTGGAGCAGACGCTTGCCGATGCGAAGCTTCCGAACATCGAGGCTAACTGGCATGCTGCTTACGACAAGCTGGGCTTGGCCGACTATCCGATCTTCGACGAAGCGTATAGGCAGACGCTGAACGACAAGATCATACGCCACTATTTCATGTACGAGATAGGAGCTGAAACGGCGGGGTTGTTCCGCATGTTCGTTCGCGACGCGATGTTCTTGATCATGCCGTACTACAACCAGATGTACCTGTCCGAGATCACGGCCAAGAACATACAGCCCCTCATCGACCACACGCGGACGATCACGGAAGACGCGACCGGCACCGCCTCCAACAACGCGAACACCAGCGCAACGTCTACCAGCAACGCGCAGGACATTTTCAGCGACACTCCCATGTCCGCGCTCAATTTCGACAATATCAAGGCGGGCAACTACGCGTCAACCGCCGACTTCACCGACGCTTCCACGACGGATACCGGAAAGTCGGATTCGAGCGGCAGCTACGACAACAAGCTGTCGCGCACGGAGACCGGGCATGACAAGGCGGAATCCGAACTGCTCTTGATTTGGCGAGACACGTTCGTTAATATAGACCGTGACGTAGTGGAAGACAAAGCGCTGCGCGAATGCTTCATGACGATATGGTAAGGAGGAGCGCATGAACCAGCCCACACCGGACGTAGCGCCGTTTCGCTACTACGTGCAGATGGTTCTGCCGGCCGTCTACGGCGACGAGCTGAGCTATTACGAGGTGCTTGCGAAAGTAACCGAAAAGCTCAACGAGGTGATCGAGAACCTGAACAAGCAAGGCCAGAACGTGAACGATCTGATGGCGTTCTACAACCAGCTGAAAGCGCAGGTGGATGCGCTTGAAGACGAGGTCGATGCGATCAAGAACGGAGAATACGTGCATCTGTACCTGGATTCGATCATCAACTGGATCGATGCGAACCTGCAGTGCCTGGTGGCCAGGATCGTGAAGTTCGTGTGCTTCGGGCTTGGCGACGACGGCCATTTCAAGGCGTACATCCCCGCTACCTGGCAGTTCCTGCAGTTCGACACGGGAATGAACCCGGACGACTCGACCACGTACGGGCATCTCATCATCAAATGGTAAAGGAGAGAATCATGGCAGAATCCACGAAGAACATGACGGTGGGCGCGGGAAGCGCGAGCGCGAGCGTCACCGCCACCGTCACCGATCAAATGCCGGGCGTTCCCTGTCCGACGACTCCGGGTTACACCTACACCGGCATGCGCTACGTGCCCGTGTTCGCCGACCCTGCGGAGTGGTCTAGCGCGAACAGCTACGAACCGTTGGAGATCGTCATCCATAAAGGGAATTCCTACACGTCCAAGACGTTCGTCCCGGTCGGGATCGACATCTCAGACCCCCAGTACTGGGCGCTAACCGGAAACTACAACGCTCAGGTCGAGCAGTATCGGCAGGAAGTATTGGCAATGCAGGGGCAGGTGACGCAGAACAAGAACAATATCGCGGACTTGAAGCAGCAAGTCTCGACAGTGCAGGGGCAGGTGACGCAGAACAAGAACGATATCGCGGACGAGATCGCCGCACGCAAGAAGGTATACGTCACCTACAAGGACTTCGGAGCCAAGCTCGACGGCGTGACGGACGACAGCGCCGCTATCGTCGCCGCGCACAAGTACGCGAACGCTAACGGCGTTCCCGTCGTGCAGCACGGCGGTAAGGTGAAGTGCAATTTCCAGGCCGAAGTCAAGACCTCGTGCCTGCTAGATATGGAGTTCGTGCTGCTGGCGGACTCGCCTCAGCCCGTGTACTCGATCGAGGCCGACGACGCGCAGACCTTCACGTTCTCGGGGAGCGTCACGGCCGATTCCGTCACCAGCCCCGATGCCAGGCTGAACGGCTGCTTCGCGTTGATTCAGAACGAGAACGACGGTTGGAACCTGGGGGCTCGAGAAGGGACGGGGGCGACGATCTACCATCGGGAAGTCAAGGCGTACGACAAAGCGGGAATGCTCATCTCATCGCCGTTCTACATACCGAACACCGGAACGTTCACGTGCTCCAACGTTCATTCCCTTTGGGAACGGCCAGTGGAGTTCGCCGGGGCTACCATCACGTACGACAATTCGGAGAAGGCCAACATTCCGAATTTCCTGCGCGTGCATAGAAACAACACTGCAGTCAAGGATATCACGTTCAATCCGCTGTCCGTTCCGCCTGCGAGCGCTGCTTCTCTTGCAAGCAACGGGTTGATTTTCGTCCTCGCTTGCGCAAACGTCAAAGTAAGCAATATCTCGGGAAATAACAACTCGTCAGACAACGAAACCACTACCGCATCTTACTCCAGCTATCTCATCGGGTTCAACAGCACGTTCAACTGCCATGTTGACAACATGCTCGGAGTAGGAGGCTGGGGTGTTGTCGGGAGCGACTGGTGCGACTGCATGACTTACTCTAACTGCGTGCTGAACAGAGTTGACAACCATTTCGGAGCATTCGGAACTTACAATCTAACAAATAGCAAACTGACTGGAATCTGCGCGTTCACGCTGCCGTACGGAAACGCGAACGCCGTTATAAGCAACGTTGATATGTTCCCGCGTAATACAAAATACTCTTGCATCGACTTTAGAAAAGACGTGAAACTAGCATTTCAAGGGACTTTGTATATAAACAACTGCACATTAAACGAGCCAAATTCTAATCGAGGAAACATCTTTATAAATCCTGTTAAAAGCGTTTCTTCTGGTTCACAACCAGACGTAAAACCAAGAATCGTAATAAACGGCCTGTATTACAACACAACTCGCCAACTATGTCATTCGCCGGAAGGGATGGCGCTCAATTACTCTATTAACGGATTCGAAGGCAACTTCAGCATGTGGGGAGACCCGAACGTCAAAATGTCAAATTCCATATGCTGGAACATGGACACGAACGGACTATTGACACCTAACACGATCATCCACATTGATAACTGCACACTCAACAAAAAAGAAACGACCCCTAGCACAGACTGGTTTTTCACTGGCGAATTTATAATCGCGAATTGTAAAATCAACAATACTTTCAAATGCAACACTCAAGACGATCAAGCTAAGCACCTAGTAACCGGATGCATTTTCAAAAACGGCGAGACCGTTAGCGGAAAGGGTGCGGTCAGCTTCGTCGGATGCGTGATCGACACGGTTCCAACATTGGCGCATTACAAATCGAAAAGCTGTTTCGGCATTGCGGATGTTGAAAAATAGGAAGAGGTGGTGCTTCGATGGATTTCATCATAACCGAGCAGACAATCACGCTTTCATTAGACAATTCGTTTTGGATCGGAAACGCATAATGCCTAACGATCCTACAGGCGGTGGAAACCCCAACTTCTTCAAGACCTTCAAGGGGGCGTACGTCCACGCCCCCTCCCCCGAAGCGATGTTTACCAGCGAGCGGGTCATGCTGTCCTGCGTGAACGACGTGCAGTTCCAAGGCGATTGCATGATCATGAACTACACGCCGGGCGCGACGCTCACGACGCTGCCTCCGGAATGCCGGCCGTCGACCGAAGTGCGGATTCCCGTGGTAGTAGATACTAACGTGGACGTGCTTTCGATTCAGACGAACGGCGCGGTTTCCTTGCATGCTTCTACCGACGGCATGGTGTATCTGGCGGGGCTGTCCTTCAATATAAGCATGAACTGGTATTCTAATTAGGAGGAATCAAACATGGATGTTAACGACATTGTCACTCTTATTGGCAGTCTGGGCTTCCCTATCGTGGCTTGCGTGGGCATGTTTTACCTGTACAATCGTACTCTTAAGGACTTTACTAGCACACTTAACGACATTGCGAGCGAGATTAAGGAGTTGCGGGAAGAACTTAAAGAGCTGATCAAGTATGCTTAGGGGCATCGACATATCGAACTGGCAAGCTGGGTTGGACGCGGATAGCGTGTTCCCGAACGTGGACTTCGTGATCTGCAAGGCGACCGAGGGAATAGATTTCGTGGACGGATACTGCGACGACTGGGTGCAATGGTGCCGCAGAAACGGCAAGCCCTGGGGCTTCTACCATTTCGCGAATTTCAACGATCCAATGAAAGAGGCTGTCCATTTCATAGACAACACGAGCAACTATTTCGGCGAAGGTATTCCGGTGCTTGACTGGGAGGGCGGCCAAAGCGTTGAGTGGGTCAACGAGTTCGTGAACATCGTCCACGATCAGACCGGAATCTGGCCGTGGATCTACGCCAACCCCTGGCTATTCAACCAGGGCGGCGTGGAGCCTAACTGCATGCGCTGGATCGCGAGCTACCCGGACGTGCTGCGCCCGTCGCTCGACTACGACCCCGGCGAGCCTCCGGAGACGGACGGCCTCGTCGGCTGCTGGCAGTACGCGTCCGACGGGCAGGTGCCCGGATACGCGGGCAACCTGGACGTGAATCGCTTCTTCGGAAGCGTCGGCGCGTGGCAAGCGTACGCGGGAGTCCCATCTTCGGGACAACCTGACCCGTCGCCTTCGCAGTCGGTTTTGGAAAACGATAGATTCCGCGTGACAATCGAAGAGAAGTAATGTATGATGGTCATGCGCCGGAAAGCAAGCTATCTTCTGCGTCTGTGGGGCACCCGGTGAAACGGGCACGGGCGCATACGGAGAACTGCCCCCTCTGTGATAGTCTTTTCGGTTAGCGTCCTTTGACTAGCCGCCCTCCGCTTGCACAGCATGATGGAGGGCGGCGCTCTAACAGTCGAGGGAAATTCTCAAGTCAAAGGAGGAAATCATGAAAATCAAAGAGCTTTTGAAATACGCCGAAGAAGGAATAACGGTGTACTTCGTGTTTGAAGACGACATTGAAATGGAATATTACTTCGATAAGAACAGCTCTCTTAGCGAAGCAGATATGGAAGTGCTGAACATGGAACCGTCGAAAATCTGGGGATGGGACGATGGAACTATCTGCGTTGAAGTGAAGATAAATGGCTAAGTACTGGGACATATCGAAGACCCTCTCATACAACTGCCTGTTCAACTTCATCTACGGCATTCGAGGTGCTGGCAAGACCTACACGGGGCTGCAGCACTACGTCAAGCGATACCTGCGCACGGGCAAGCGTTTCATGTATCTGCGGCGCACGGAGGAGGAGCTGAAGAACCTGGCCACCCGCAAGGACGGTAGGCTGTTCAACCACGTGCAGAAGGAGTTCCCGGGGCACGCTCTCTGGGCTGAATCCAACATCCTGCATATCGACAAGGAGATATGCGGCTACGCGCAAGCGCTGTCAACGGCGCGCAAGCTCAAGTCCGACGCGCTGGACAACGTGGACACGATCCTGTTCGACGAGTTCGTCATCGACAAGGGGTTCCAAACGTACCTTCCCGACGAGGTGACGGCGTTCTTGGAGCTTTACGAAACCATCGCGCGACCCGGTTCGCGTGATTACGACGTAACCTGCATGTTCTGGGGGAACGCGGTGACCTCGGCGAACCCCTATATGGACTACTTCAAGCTGGAGCTTCCCTACAAGACGGACGTATGGAGGCGAGGCGAGTTCCTGACGCAGATGGTAGCGCCTCCCGAGCTGATCGAGGCGAAGAAGGGCACGCGCTTCTACCAGGCGATAGCGGGCAGCGACTATGCGGCGTACGCGGCCGAGAACAAATGGTTGCGCGACAATCCGAAGTTCATCGCGAGAAAAGGCAAGAATGCCGAATACCAGTTCACGCTCCTTTACTACGACGATGCTATCGGCATATGGCGCGACAACCGAAACGGATGCTATTACGTGTCGGAAGACGTTGACCGCCAATGCCGCCACGTGTTCGCCGCCACGACGGAAGACCATGAGCCGAACACTCTGCTGCTCAAAGGTTTCAAATCCTCGCCCCATCTGGCTAACTTGAAGAAGGCTTACGACATGGGGTGCGTGCGGTACGAGTCCATGAAGCTCAACAACTGGTTTCGGGATATAGTTAGGATGGGATTATGATCATCACGACTAAGAATGGCGACATGGTAGATACAGTGCAGATTATCGAAGAAAACGTATATACCATAGATGATGTTAAATACGCGGTGGAAACTGACATGTATATTGCTGCAACGGTTCAGATACGAATTTGCGATACTGGAAAGAAACAGCTGGAAGTTTCCGACCCGGAAATTGGCAAAGAAGCGCAGTACCATCTACGACAGTTCATCAAGTACATGAAACAGTTGGGGAGGTATTACTGATGGCTGAGCCGGTTATAATCAGCGCTACCAAGCAAGGCGGCGTTGAGAACGCTTACGTAGGAACCATCGGAAACGACGGCTATATATACTTCAACGATGTTGACTTCTACCGCTTCAAGAACGAGGGCACGTGGGAGAACAACGTATACGTGCTTAACCGCACTCGCCACTCATGGACGAAGACGACCATGTTCACCAAGATCAGCGCGCAGAACCTGAACTCCGGATCGGGAAGCGTGGCACCGGGCGGATCGGGCGTTGAGGGCGCGTGTCTGTGGGCGGTGGGAATCGCCGACGACAACAGCCACGGCTACGACCAGCCGACGCGGGACGGCGGCGTGGACTTCGACTGCTCGAGCCTTGTGTCCTGGGCGTTCCGCGAGAACGGATGGGACGTTCCGTTCCCCTCCCCCTCCACCTACAACATGTCCAGCGTGTTCACGGGGCTTGGGTTCAAGCGGTACAACGGGAACCCGGCAGCGTCGGACTTGGTGCGCGGGGACATCGTTCTGTTCGAGGGCGACATATCGGCGGGCACCGGGCACGTGGAGCTGTATCTCGGAGACGGGATGCTCGTGGGCGCGCATATCAACGAGTTCGGGGGCGTGGCCGGAGGGCAGCCGGGAGACCAGACCGGGAACGAGATATCGACCGGCGGGTATTATAGGAGCTGGAACTGTTGGCTGAGATGGGAGGGTTAGAATGTTGTCGCATTATATTGCACTTGTAGTAGGCACTATGTTAGGTATCGCTATTATGTGTCTGGTGAGCGGTAATAAATGAACGTTGTTCATTAATTCGAATTATCGCAAAAATTATCACTTGCTTGTTCTATAATACAGTTGTAGGGATAAGTCGAAGGGTGAATGGAGGAATTGACATGTTTCTAGGGCTTCCGGGATTTGCGTGGTTCGTGATCGGCGTTATCGTGGTGGCAGTGCTGGTCACAGTGGCGAATTGGTATATCATGTACTGCGTGTTCGACTGGGCAGTGCATCATGTGAAGCATGTTTGGTTAGAGGAAGACTGAATGAAGATGCACGAGGAACAAATAACAGCGTGTCTGATTATGGCGGTCATGTTGGCCGCCTTCCTCATTGTCAAACTGACGTGACATCGGAACCGGAGGTTCCGGAACCAGAGGTTCCGGGGTGCATTGATGAACGATGTTCATTAATTGCATGATTGAGATGACAATTGGAAATGGTGCTTGACGTTCCGGAGCCTAGCATGTATAATGAGGATATCAAATCCAGCAGACAATTGAAGATGGGGGGAAAGAGGGTGTCAGATTTACTTTTATA